AAAACCGGCGAAACCACTTACGGGACCCGATACCGGGACCTGATCCCCATGGTTGCGGGGCTGATCCTTCGGGTCACCTAATGGCCGGGTCCCGAGTCACGGACAGGGACAAGGGACTGAAGGACCTGTCAAAGAAGATTACCCAGTCCAAGGATCTGATCCTGACCGTGGGGGTTCACGGGGAAGAAGGGAATCAGGCCCACGAAGGTGGGCAACTGACCGTGGCGGATATCGCCACTGTTCATGAATACGGGCTGGGGACCGCGCCCGAACGTTCTTGGTTGCGCGCCTGGGCGGACGAAAACGAAGAAAAGAACAAGGAAGCCCTTCGAAAGATCGGGGCGGCGGTGGTCAAACGAAGGTTTAGCGCGAACGTGGGCCTGGAAAGAGCGGGAAACCTGTTCGTAGCCCAGATCCAGCAACGCATTTCAGCGAACATCCCGCCACCTTTGAAACCAGCCACAATCGCGGCGAAGGGGTCCAGTGTTGCCCTGATCGACAGTGGACAGTTTCGGTCTTCGATCCGTTATCAGGTGAAGAAGGGCTGATCCAATGAACCTGGACACAATCAAGCCAGCTCTAAAGGCACTGGTCAAGAACTTGTCTGGACTGGACACGGTCTGGGAAGATGAACCCCGCCCTTACAATCCCGGGGCCCTGGCGCTTTTGGCCTTTACCGTGATCACGCCAGTGGGCCAGGATGAAGTGGTCCGCAAACAGGACCTGAACCAGGACAAGGGCCAAGAACTGGCGGACGAACACCGCGGGGTCCGTCAAGCCACGTTGACAGTCAAGGTGGAATCCCAGGTCCAGACAGACACCGGGTCCGCGTACTGGCACCTGGAACGGGTCCGGGAAAGACTTCCCTTCAGGTCCACGGGGGACGCGCTTCGGGCGGTGAACTGCGCGCTGATCCGCTCGGGTCCCACGCTGGACCTGACCCAGAACTGGGACGATCGACAAAGGTCCGTTGCGGCCCTGGAAGTGTTCTTGAACGTTCGAACCAGCCTGGAAGACCCGGCCCGTTATGGGTTCATCGCTACAGTAGGGAAACAGAACCCTGATGATCCGGACGTGAATATCACGGGCGTTCTGATCACTGGGGAACTGACCCCTTGACCGCGCTTGCAGACAGCGGGGCCAGCGGATAGCATGACCCCAGAAGGAACCGCACCATGGGTATTGAAGAAGTAGTCAATCTACAGATCAGCGCCACTTCCGTCAGCCCCACGCGTGCGGGGTTCGGGACCCCCTTGTGTATGGCACTTCACAACGTGGTCCCGGACCGCGCGAAGGTCTACACGTCCCCCCAGGAAATGGTGGATGACGGATTCGCACTGACGGATCCCGCTTATCGTCTGGTTCAGGCGGTGTTCACTCAGGATCCCAGGCCCCAGAAGGTGGTCCTGGGGAAGCGAACGCTGGCCTATACCCAGACGATCGAATTCTACCCGGTGAAGACCACGGCGGGGTACGTGTACGAATTCACCGCGGTGTCCCCCACTGGCGTGGCCACGGACATCAGTTATGTGGTCCAGGCGAATGACACCGTAAACCTGATTTGCGTGGCCCTGGCCGCGCTTCTGAACCCCCTGTCCGATTCCACCGCCGTGGTCAGCCCCGCGGCCCCGGACGCGGTCAAAGTGGTGTTCACGTCCACCCAGGGGAAACTGTGGAACTTCAAAAACCTTCCACTCCCTGGGGACCTGAAACTGAAGGACGTCAGCGCCGATCCCGGGATCGCCACGGACCTGGCGGCGGTACTGGCCGCGGATCCCACCACCTGGTATGGTGTCTGTTTCGATCACACGTCCAAAGCCAGCGCCGTGGCCGCGGCGGCATGGCTGGAAGGGATCCGGCGCATCGGTGTGGTCAACACCACGGACCAGGAATGTCTGGACAGCGGGGTGTCCAATGACGTGGCCAGCCAGTTGAAAGCCGCGTCCTACGTTCGAACCGAAGTCCTGGGATCTTACAAGGAACTTCTTTCCTATTCCGCCGCCGCTTGGCTGGGGAAGATGCTTCCGAAGGATCCGGGATCCGCCACCTGGGCTTTCAAAACCCTGAAGGGGATCACCGCGGACGTGCTGACCGGCGGGGAAAAGACCCAGGCGAAGACCAAGCGCCTGAACACGTATACCGAAGTGGGCGGGATCAACGTGACCCAGTGGGGACAGTCCCCGGACGGTGGATATACGGACATCGTGGTGGGGACGGACTGGCTGTTTGCGCGAATCAGCGAAGCGGTCTATGGCGGGATCCAGGCCCAGGACAAGATCCCCTATACGGGCGGCGGTGTGGATTCGATCGTGAATCTGATCCTGGGTGTCCTGAAACTCGGGATCAAGAAACTGTTCCTGGCCGCGAATCCGGCCCCCACTGTCACCGCGCCGAAGGTGGCGGACATTGACGTGGCGGAAAAGACGGAAAGGAACCTTCCGGACGTCACGTTCACCGCAAGACTCGCCGGGGCAATCCACACGGTGGCGATCCGTGGGACGCTGACCCCCTGAAAGGATCTGACCCGTGGGACAGGAACCGACGAAAGTTTATGATCTCCGATCCGTGACCTGCAATCTGGGCGGGATCCCCCTGGACGAAATGGGGGGCTGGGGGGAAGGTGAATCGGCGATCAAGATCGAAAAAGAGGGACAGTCCTTCATCACGAAGAAGGGCGCGGACGGGTCCGTGGTCCGCTCGAAAACCTACGATCGGGTTTACAAGGTCACTCTGATCCTTCTTCAGACCGCCGCGGCAAACGGCGTGCTGTCCGGATTGCTGGCGCTGGACGAAACCGCGGACAACGGCGCGGGAATCGTCCCGATCCTGATCCGGGACCGTCAGGGCCTGAACGTCTTCGGTGGATCCGAAGCGTGGATCATGGGACACCCCAAAACCGTGGAATTCGGGTCTACCGTCAAAAACCTGGAATGGGAAATCCAGGTGGGGGACGGGGACCTGTTCCTGGGCGGGAACTGATTCAAAACCAGGGCCCAGGTCCGTCCCG